CAAATTTTGGCAGATGTGCAGGGCGGCTTGAGGCCGATGCCTACAAGTTTTGACCAAATCAAACCAGAGTTGCCGCAGCTTGTGTGGCCGGAGGTGTGAAATGCTTGAAACATTGCTTGGTGGGCTGTTCGGTGGTGTGCTAAGACTTGCACCAGAACTGTTCAAACTCTTTGATAAGAAGAATGAACGGGCGCATGAGCTTCGCATGGTTGAAGCTGAGATGGAGTTTGCCAAGATTCGTGGCGAGATTGCCATGCGGCAAGTTGAAGCGCATATGACGATGGCCGAGATGGACACGATGGCCGAGGCGTTTAAGGAGCAATCCGAGACTGCCAAGAATGCCGGGTGGTTTGTGTCTGCACTTTCTGCGCTAGTGCGACCGATGGTTACATACTCATTCTTGGCGCTGTACGCTTCGGTAAAAATCGCATCGTTCCTAATTGCCATAGACCAAAACGGCAACTGGAAAGAAGTGCTAGTGACAATGTGGGGCGCAGATGATCTGGCTGTGTTCAACATGATCATCTCATTTTGGTTTGTCGGACGTGTGTATGAGCGGTCCAATAAGTGAGGCAGTAAACATTGCTGCTGCGCTGTGCCGCCCCTTTGAAGGGCTGCGGCTGAGGCCGTACATCTGCCCAGCGGGCTATCCAACGATTGGCTACGGGACTGTTTTCAAGCCAGACGGAACTAAAGTGACGATGGATCATCCTGAAATCACCAAAGAGATTGCGGATGAGTGGCTTGTGTCTGAATTGCAAAACAACTATCTAGCAGGAGTTTTGAAGGCGTCACCGAGTTTGATTGCTTACCCAAAGGCTCTTGGCGCTATGGCTGACTTTGCTTACAATTTGGGTGTTGCCCGATACCGTGGGAGCACCCTTCGGCGTAAAGTTGATGCCCAAGACTGGGAAGGTGCCAAAGAACAGTTGGCCTTATGGGTGCGTGGTGGTGGGCGCGTACTCCCCGGCTTGGTAAAACGCCGACAGGCAGAAGCAAAATTGCTGGGGTAGATATGCCACTCAAGAAACGTACGCGTACGCAGAAGTATCGAGTGTTTTCATAAGAGGAGCATAGTATGCCCCTAAAAAAACTGAAACTTAATACAGGGGTTTCGAGAGAAAACACTCGCTACTTCAACGAGAACCGTTGGTATTCCTGCGACAAGATCCGCTTTCGCCAGGGCACGCCTGAAAAAATTGGTGGCTGGCAGCGGGTATCGTCCACCAGTTATCTTGGCACATGCCGCTCTCTGTGGCAGTGGGCAACCAATGGCGGTGTACCCTACATTGGCGTAGGCACACACCAGAAGTATTACGTCTACTACGGTGGAACGTATTACGACATCACGCCTGTGGTTAGCACAACTGCTGCCGGCGCAATCACATTTTCTGCGGTAACGGTGTCTCCGTTTAGCACATCCATCACTGTCAACCACACAGGACATGGCGCTACGGTAGGAACATCTGTCACGTACTCTGGAGTTAGTGCTTCCGGGCTGGGTGGCGCTATTACTCAGGCAATTTTGCAGTCTGAGTTTCAGATCACGTCCGTGATTGATGTTAATTCTTACACCATCACTTCGCCAGTCTTGTCCAATGCTTCTGACACTGGGAATGGTGGGGCGGCTGTAGTAGGGGCGTATCAGGTCAACGCTGGCAATGACATTGAAACGCCTGTTGCGGCGGCGTGGGGAACTGGCGGGTGGGGTCTTGGCGCATGGGGTGTAGGCTCTGGCGGGATAACCCCAATCAGAATCTGGAACCATCAAAACTTTGGTGAAGATTTGATCTATGGCCCCAAGGGTGGGCCAATGTACTATTGGGATACATCTGCTGGGTTTACTACTAGAGGCGTGGCGCTGTCTTCCATGCCCGGTGCAACAGATGTTCCAACTGCACAAAATTTGTTCATCGTGTCTGATGCGTCAAGATTCGTTCTTGCGTTCGGTTGCAATGACTATGGGGCAACAGAACTAGACCCGATGCTGATTCGGTGGACCGCACAGGAAAGCGCGGTGAACTGGACGCCATCTGCCACGAACCAGGCCGGCAGTCTTAGGTTGTCTCACGGGTCAAAGATCGAGGCAATCCAGCAGGTGCGCCAGGAAATCTTGGTCTTCACAGACACAACGCTGTACGGCTTGCAATACTTAGGCGCTGGCAATGGGGTCTGGGGATCTCAGCTTCTGACAGATAACATCTCCATCATCAGTGATCGATCAGTAGTCACCGCATCTGGCGTTACCTACTGGATGGGTGAAGACAAGTTCTATGTCTTTGATGGTCGAACCAACTCTTTGGAATGCGACCTTAGAGAATATGTCTTCCGTGATATCAACATCAATCAATACCAGCAAGTTTTCAGCGGAACGAATGAGCAGTTCAATGAAGTTTGGTGGTTCTATCCGTCGCTTAACAGTACGGTAGTTGACAGGTATGTAATCTACAACTACGTGGAAAAGGCGTGGTACTACGGCACTCTTGGTAGAACCGCTTGGATTGACGTTGGCTTGTTCTCAAACTATCCCATCGCGGCCACGTATGTAAACAATCTGGTGCAGCATGAAGTTGGCTGTGATGACAACTCAACTGCTGTGACGCAGCCAATTAACTCTTACATCACATCGTCAGAATTTGACTTGGATGATGGGGACAGGTTTGGATTTGTCTGGCGTGTCTTGCCTGACTTGACGTTCAGAGGGTCAACGGTTGAGAACCCGTCAATTTTAATGACGTTACTTGCGCTGCAGAACTCGGGCTCAGGCTATGACCCCGTTACTTTTGGAGGCTCAGACAGCGGGACGGTGACAAGAACTGCCACGGTGCCGATTGAAAAGTTTACGGGCCAAGTCAACGTGCGCGTAAGAGGCCGGCAGATGTCCATTAAATTGGAGTCTAGTGCCATAGGTGTGCAGTGGCAGATGGGTGCTTTCAGAATCGATATTCGCCCTGATGGCAGGAAATGACATGAGCATCATTGCCTACATCCAAAAGATATTCAAGGCACCGGCTCTGCCAAAGCCTACACTTCAGTATGACGTCACATACTTTGACAACCTAGTCAACATACTTAGGTTGTACTTTAACCAATTAGATAGCCTGCTGGAGCAAATAGTGGCAACGTCAGGAACAGCAATTCCAGTAAGTATTGGTGGAACAAACACAGATGCGTTCGGGCGGCTAAGAACCAGCGCTCCTTACACGCTGTTTGACTCTCAAAACCGCTACGCTATTGACAATCAGTTTGACACCAGCACCGCCACTGGAGGCTCAACAACGTACCTGCCCAACGAATCATCGGTGCGGATGGATGTCACCACCTCTAGTGGGTCTGAAGTTGTAAGGCAGACTTACAGGTGCATGCCGTATCAGCCGGGTAAAGGTTTGTTGTGCTTGGCTACGTTCGTCATGAACTCCCCTAAGACCGGGCTTCGCCAGCGGGTGGGGTACTTTGGAACCCAGAACGGCGTGTTTATCCAGCAAGCAGACAGCACCGTCTCGTTTGTCCTGCGGTCTTACATCTCAGGATCTGTCAGTGATGCGCGGGCGGTCAACCAAGCGGATTGGAACGGCGACAAACTTGATGGAACAGGAGACTCAGGGTTTACCCTGGACCTGACCAAAGCACAAATTTTGTGGATGGACTTTGAGTGGCTTGGGGTAGGTTCGGTTCGTTGTGGGTTCATCATTGACGGGCAGTACATCGTCTGCCACACCTTTGAGAATGCAAACGACATCACTTCTGTTTACATGACCACGGCAATTTTGCCGGTCAGGTACGAGATTACCAACACCGCTGCAACTGCAAGCGCTTCGTCCCTAAAGCAAATTTGCTCCTCGGTGGTTTCAGAAGGTGGGTACGAGCAGACCTCCATCGAGCACGTTGCCCGCAGGACAACGACCAGAACTTCGATCAGCACGACCTTTCTCCCTTTGGTGTCCATCCGGCTGGCTTCCACCGCGCTGAACGCAGTGGTGCTGCCCGTAAAATTTAACGTGATGCCAACCTCGACGGGGGATGACTTTGAGGTTATCCTGGCAAAGAACAGCACAGGGCTGACTGGGGCCTCTTGGGCTGCGGTTGCAAGTGATGCCAACGTGGAGATGGACACTTCTGCCACGGCCATGACGGTAGGCACCATCGTAGACCTGCAATATGTGAAAGCCTCTAACCAGTCCAGCGGGACGATCAACCAGCCTGCGGCGTACAACTGGGATCTTCAGTTGGGTTCCTCCTTGACGGGTACGAGTGATATCTATACGCTGGGCATCCGGGTGCTGTCTGGCTCCTCCGGTGCGGCCATCGGGTCTTTGACCTTCTACGATTTGACTCAATAACTGGTGAAGACATGGGTGAAGATTACATTGACCAGTTAATGTCTAGTGGACAAGGCACCACGATGGATGACATCGTGCGCATGACCACGGACACCAATGCGCCTTTTTGGGAACCATCAAACTATGGGGTAGTAAAAAAAGATGGATTCATCTTAGACCCAATTTATGGCACGGATCAATCTGGTCATGGGGAAGAAGGACAAATGTATTCAAAGACACCAGTGTATGGTGTAAGACGATACAAAGAAGGAAGTACGTTTGGAGATTCGTATGAACAGCTTGATCCAATAACAGGCAAGGTGATTGGCAAAGGTGTACTAAAAGAAAACCCAAATACAAGTTTTTTTGGTGGTTTTACTGGAAGCCTTAAAAAAGCAGCCGCTGATCTTGGGCCTATTCTTCAGTTCACTCCTCTTGCCCCGTTTGTTCGCGCAATAAATGCGTTAAGTGCAGCAGAGCAAGGTAACATTCTTGGGGCCCTTGCTTCTGGGTTGCCACTTGCAGATAAGATTCCTGGTCTTGATAAAGCAACTGTGTCTGCACTACAAAGTGCAGGCAAATATGCAGCCGTTGCCTCTGCGGCAAAGTCCAAAGATCCAATGCAGTTGCTAAATGCTTTGTCACAAACAAAAGAATTTGGCGGAGAAATTCCAAAGGACCTTAAAACAATTGGTGGTTATATTGGTAAAGCAGGGCAAGTAAGCAGAGCAATCAAGGGAGACCCAAGTGCAATTTTGGGGTTAGCTACTGGTGCTGCCCGCGGGAATATGTCGTTGCCCAAAGAGCCAGGAGTTAAAACAACGGACGCCACAACGCAGCAACTTCTGGATATTTTTGGAACGCCTCAAGACACGGGCAGAGTGCTGGGTCAAGTTGCTGGTGAGATTCCTTCTGGAATGTTTGATACCAATGAAGGCGGCAGTGATGATGACTACGGCGATCTGCCATCATGGGCGCTTGATCCTTACGGAACAACGTCAGACGCCTATTATGATTCTGATCCAACTCAAGAAAAGTACGCTGAAGAAGATAGATTGTTGGGTAAATATCCAGCGCCGGCTTCAATCATAGATCCCAAGACTTCCATGTCTCCGCAGGAAATGTCGCGTTTTCTTGAGGCAAACATTGACGACCCAGCTATCATTGATAGCGTGATGCAGGAGTACTTCCCGGATCTATATATGCAGTCTATTAACGTGACGGGAACTATTCCAAATCAAGGGGACATTACCGCTCCGCGTAGCATCCGAGACATTGGCACGGTGACGACTATTAGTCCAGATGAAAAGCTGGAAGGAACGACTATTCAAGAACCAGATTTGTCCGTTGGATTGCCAGTAGCCGTTGCGCCAGCACCCGCACCTAGAGCACCCGCGCCTGCGCCTAGAGCGCCAGCGCCTGCGCCTAGATCGCCGGCCCCCTCAAATGCAGGGTCAGGTCTGGACTTGTCAGCACTATTTGCAATGATGGGCGCAATGGCGAATCAACAGCAGCCTACTAGGACGGCAACAGGAACGAGCTTGGCACGCGGCACACCAGAGTCGCCGTTTGGTCTGATGTACAAATTGAGAGGTTGATATGAGCTTTTATGACTATGATAGTTTGTCAGAATGGGGAAACGATCTGGATATCGGCCAAAGTGACTGGGCAAATGATCTTGATGTAGCGCAGAGTGATTGGGCAAACGATCTGTTTGTAAACTCAAGCGGAGGATCTGCGGACACACCAAGGTCATCGCTATATAGCAATGAGGCATACGGCCCAGGCATGACTGGGGAACAGACTGCTAGATATGACAGAACACTAGATCTCACGGGTAGCAAGTCCCTTGCAGACATTGCCGCAAGTGGCAGTTTTTCCGACTTCATCAAAAGTCTTGGTGGTGTAGCAAAAGATACGCTAACTTCCAAAGCAGGTCTTGCTGGCCTGATGGCGCTCTTGTCGTATCTTGATAGGGACAAAGGGCAACAGTACGGCGGCGGCACAACGCAGGCATATGCTGGCCCATCTCGCCCACTAACGGCTACTACTGAACAAGGCAAGTACGGGCCTATCGTCCGCTATGCTGCCAATGGCGGGCTGATGCAGGCTTACGCAAATGGCGGCAAGGTGCAGATGGAAGACGGTGGTTTTGTGATGACCAAGAAAGCCGTTGATGGAGCGGGTGGGCCGCGAGGCATTCAGCAGCTTGTACCGGGCGCAAGGATGATTGGTGGACCGCCTGATCCTACTGGCAGGCGTGATCTCACCCCCGCTGTAATTCACGGGCCGAAAGGTGTAACGCCGGCCAAAGTATCAAGCGGAGAAGCCTACGTGCCCAAGCATGTAGTTGACCAACATGGCGGTCCAGATAGGATGTACGCCATTATGAACAAGTTGCAAGGGAGGGCATGATGGCTGCACCTAATCTTCCTGCTGGTTGGGAGTTTTACACTCCGCAGCAAAAAATTGATTTTTTTAACGAAAAAAGTGTAACCGAAGATCAATTAAAGTCTGCAGGCGTTGCTCAGTCTGAAATTGACTGGATGAAAACACAAGGCTAAGCTTCATAAATTACATCAAGAATGAGCTGGAAAATTTCATCGGGCCCTACGACCTGTTGAATGGGGAGGATTTCAACGACATCCGTAAAAAAATCGATGAACTGCTGCTTGGCACCGCTGATTCCAAAAGACTTGACCGTCTTTCATTATTGTTGGATCGAACACTCAATTACATGTCCGCCAAGGGATTTCGGCTTTCAGACCTTAACAGGAGAAACCTCATGGGCTTTTTGGACATGGGGTCGGTGCCTGAGGATTTGAGGAATCGTTTTCGCCTTGAATTGGCGAAAATCCAGAACGTTGAAATAAGAAAGCTCGTGACAACAAGAATGTACACGGAGGAATTACTCGCGTCCCTTTAATTCGTTGGCAACCTCATGGAGCGAATAACAGATGATCAAACCCAGCATACCAGCCGACTCTCTTGATAGAATCGCCAGTAAATCTAGCCTCTCATCCGAGGATATCATCCGCAAAACCAAAGCGGTGATTCAACTTGCTAACTCAGGGCAGCAGAAGCTAGTGATGCAGATGATAAGAAACACCCGCC